GACATTGTTCTTGAAGACCCTAATGGGTACAAGACAAGAGTTATTATGGGAAATGCTGAAGTAAGCCCAGGAGTTTCCTGATGGCACAGTATAACGTCAGGATTGGAGATAGTTCATATAGAGTAGGTAAGCAATTACCAGAACAATACAAACTCGATGTAAACTATCAAATTCCATCAAAGTCAACACAATACTCCAATCTACTGATTGACAGTATTGCGTCACAGTTTGATGGTGTTCAGGATACATTTAATATTACAGTAAATGGCGAGTCATATACTCCTCTCAATGAGGAGCAGATTGCCATTTCTATTAATAATGTCATTCTAGAGCCTAAAGTTGACTACGTAGTATCCAACGATCAGATTGTATTCAACACACCGCCTGCAGGTGGAGCAGCATTCTTTGGCATTGCATATGCTACGACCGCTGATCTGACCAGAACTCTTAACTATGTAATTGACAGTGGGTCATTCCCAATGTCAAATGGTGTAAAAGGTAATATGACCATTGATGTAACAGGAGAGATTGAGTCTTGGACTATTATTTCCGACACTGAAGGTAATCTAGAACTTGACATTCAAAAATGCACCTTCGATGACTTTCCTAATTTCGCGTCTATTTGTGGTACTGAAAGACCCACTCTTGGTGTCCTAAATACTAGTGTTCAGAGAAAGAATAAAGACGACAATCTTTCAACATGGAACACCACTGTGAATGCAGGTGACATTTTTCAATTTGAGGTCATCTATTCTATCAACATTTCAAGATTTGTGATTTCACTGAAACTCAAATTATAAATTACACCCATTATAAATAAAAATAAACTCGCACGAAAAAAGTAGAGGAGAGTCTCCATGGCATTGCTAGTAACCAACCAAGGTGAAATTGAGTCTCTGCGTAATCTTCTGAATGCTAATCAGGCGATTCCCAGAAACTTAATTCTTAAATTATACACTACAGATACGTATCCTGCAGAAAGCGATACGCCTTCTCAAACCAGATATTACGAACCTTATATTGATGGTAACGTAATCGGTTATGGTCAAGCTGTAACAACTGAATATCCTGCTGTTGTTAACAACAGAACTGATCAAGACTATTCACAGCAAAGAGGTATTCTTCTAAACGGCAACATTTGGAGCATTACTACAGAGCAAACTGCTGTTGTAACAGCAGTACAAGGCAGCGGTACTGCGGGCGAGTATTTAATCACCGTTGCTTCTAATGCTGGTATCAAGAAAGGCGACTATGTAACTGGCGGTTCGGTTGGAACTGGTGCATATGTTGTTGATATTGATGGCACGACTCTCAATTTAAGCGTTAAGAACACTGGTACTTTTGCTCTCCAAAACCTCGATTTTGGTGCTGGTAGAACAACCGCTTCTTACCCAGAGCAAACATTCACATTTGGTGCCGCTGCTGGTAACATCTATGGTTACTATCTGGCTCGTGCAAACAACATGCCTTCCACCATTCATGGTGTTGCTGATGCTGCTTCTTGTGCAGCTGCTACAACTATCACCAAGTCTGGTGTTCGTGGACAGTTAGGTAATAAGTATATTACTCTCCCAGCAATCACAAATACCACTGCTGCTACTGGAACCTCTGGTACTTTTGAGCTTGCAGTTACTTCGACTACTGGTGTTGCGATTGGTCAGCGTGTAACTGGTGTTGGTGTTGCTGCTGGAACCCGTGTAGTTGGTATCGCTGGTACTACTGTTTATATCGACACCGCTCTTGCAGGTGCTGTCAGCAATGACGTTAACTTCCTTGCAGAAGTTGCTGCTGACCTTGCAAAAGGAATGGTTGTTTCTTCCAATGCTGGCAACACAGGTCCTGATGGTCTTGATGCTAATACAGTTATCACTGGCATTGATAGAGAGACTGCTGATGCAGATGGAACTGTAATTGTTTACCTCAACAATGCTCTGATTGATAACATTCAGCCTACAAACAACAACGACGACATTGACTTTGATTTCTCTGAAGTCACTGCTACTGCTCATGGTCTGGTTGTTGGTGATGTTATCTACATCGATCAAGGATCTGGAAACGGTGCAACTACTGCAGGAACATACACCATCCACTCTGTAGAGGATGCAAATACATTCACTACAGAACCTGCACTCGACGGCGCTGGTGACCTTACTCTCTATTCTTCGATCTTCTTCGCAGAAAGATTTACAAACGGACCATACAGCATCCAAAACGACGGTGACCAAATTAAAGTCACCCTCAACGTCAGCCTCGACTGATACAATCCTATTGAAATCTATATCATGATATTAGGGGGGTTGTTTGCGATCCCCCTTTTATTTCGCTGTATGCTGATGTAGATGGTATATTCATATGCTGGTACAGGATCAATATCTCCCGTAGTTGGGTTTGACTTCGGGAATATTTCCTACAGCTATACACCATCTTCAGTACAAGAATTCATTTATGTTGATCTAGGTCCATCCTTATCAGCAACACCAACAACAATTGTAGATCACGGTAGCATTGCCGATCCCGAAGTAGGAGAAGAGGATTGGGGTGATCTGCGATTTGACAAACAAACAAGATTCCCATTCGGCGTCGTTAGACTAGCGAGCAGCACGACGTTTGTTGTTAAGAAAGTATATGTAGGTAGTGGTCAAATCTTCGAGCTTGGAGAGGCGTTTACGCGCCTCCAGGCTCCTTGGATTGTTGAGGGCACTATTTCCCTCTATGGCGAAGGGAACGTGGCGTTCCTGTACCGTTACGACGCCTCTGGGCAAGCAACGGTCTACGGGGACGCTGCGCCCTCTCGCAGCACGATTTACAATGGATCTGGATCTCTATTCAGTGGATCCTTTACTGGCGAAGCAAAATCTACGGTCTATCCCGAGCAGCCAGATTATAGTGACTTGGTTCAAGTTACTGCAGATGACATTAATAATGATCCAAATACAACGTTCACACGTACCACATACTCTACAGGTGGTTCTGGAACAGGATCTTTAGGTGGATTCAACATTGGTCCTCATATCCGCTTTGGCACCAATTTAAGCGGATTTAGGTCTTTACGATTCTACCTTGATCTAGTGGGGGTAGAAGAAATAACGGTCAATGCCATTAAGGGCAATGGTTCTAATGGTGGCGAAGAACCAGATGGCGGCGAAGATTTAAGAATTCTGTTTACTGGATTCCCATATACTCTTCTTGTCGCTGAAAACGACACTTCTTTCAATACTCTAAACAGTGTTACTGTTCCTGTTCCTGAAGGAGCAAGAGTACAGAACTCCGAGATTACAATCTACCAAGCAAATAATAGTGGATATCAGTTTGACCACTATGGTATCCAGAGCATTGAATATACTGCTGTAGGACCTGGAGATCAACGCAAGACTCTCTTCAATGTATATGGAGATGTAATTCTTGGTGTAAGTCTCCGAACATTTGGCGGTGGTACTTTATTCAGCTTTAGTAATACTACCTCAATTAGAACGTTTGGATACCAAGGTAGTGGTTCTCTGTTTAACTTTGGTAGCAAGGAAGAAACTAAAACATATTCATACAACACAAGTTCAATTGATTTCTTCACACAAAGAGATTATGGATTTGTTTATGCGTCTACAACCGAAGACAATATCGATTTAGGTCCTCTGTTCCCAGCTGGTACAGATGACTTTGGTGTTATTGATGATTGGGAATACATTCTCGAAAATTATACCAAGTATCCATTTGGTCTTTTCCATCTTCAAAGTCAAGGAAAAGTTAATTTCACACCAAATTATAATGGTGGCGGAACACTATTTACTTTTGGAGAAGTATTTGTATTTGTTCCTCCTGTATGGGATGGTGAAGGTGTCATTACAATTTCTGGTCAGGCAGGTGAATCCTTTGCTACTCAATATTATGGTAGTGGCACTATTGCCACTATGTCTGGCGCAGCAAATGTCTTTAGTGTTAATCCAGATACAGAAACGGCACTCTTCGAGTTTAGAGGATTCACTGGATACGCTCTTGCCAAGAGTGAAGAGTTTGACGTATCCGCTTCCATCTTTGGTGATGCATACACAAGACTCTTACCAAGATATAAAGGTTTTGGTGTTATCTCTGTCGAGAACACAGAGTCCAAAGTTCTTATTGCTAACGCATGGGAAACAACTGGGTCTCTGTTCGGTTTTATCGGAGCAGAGACACCAAGAACTTATTCCTACAACAATTCTTCGATCGACTACTTTACTCCGATCGATCTTGGATCTGTTGCTCTACCTGCATCTACTCCAGCAGACCCAATTGCGCTCTATACAGAAACCGATTACGGTACGTTAGATCTCAATTACACTGGAGAGACAGGATGGATGTCTACTCCAGACGACAGACAAGACTGGCAGTTTATTCTTGAGAATTACACCAAGTATCCATTTGGTTTGTTTGAAAGATTCAATGGTACTGCAAGAATTATCATCAATCTTTCCCACACCACTTCATTTGAAGATTCTGGTGGTGATAGACTATTCTCTATTCGTGGTGAAATTGAAATTGCCTTCCCCAATGTACACAGCTCCGAAGGTGGATTTAAAATCTTTGGTGCGGCTACATCAGAGAAAGTTGCATATGACGAAGAGTTTACTACTCTATTTGATATTGGTGGATTTGGTTCCTTCAGTAAGTCTGCCGCAGAAGAATTTACTGTGGAGATGGGCATTTCTGGAGATGCTTATATCACTGTTACTGGCAATACAGTTCAGGATGCAACCATCTTCATTACTGGTGCTTCTTCAGAAATCAGGACAAGAGGATACCAAGGAAGCGGTTCTATCTTCTCCAATGGTATTCTATCAGAGTCCGTCACGAAGACGTTCCCACTTACACCTGATTATACTGCTTACCTCACTCTCACTGCTACAGATCTCAACAATCAGACTCTCACCAATGTTACTCCTGCGGTAGAGTATGTAACAAGCGGAACTGGTACTGGTAGTGGTGGTGGATTTAATATTGATCCATATTTCAAATTTGGCGTCTCTGGCACTGGAGCTTCTTATTCTGCAGATGGCGACAGAACCGTTGCATTCACTCTTGACCTTCGCAATGTAGAAGAACTAACGTTCAACATTATCAAAGGTAATGGTACTAATGGTGGGGACACACCAGAGTGTTTCAATGCTGCCACTGGATCGGGTGATAATTTAGTTTATCAAATTAATGGCGGCAATGAAACGCTACTAGTCAGTGCTTGTGAGACATCTTTTGAAACTTTAAATTCTGTCACTATACCTGTATCTGTTGCAGATAGAATACAAAATGCTGTTGTCACTGTTCATCAGTCGCAGCATAGTGGTAGCACACTAGATGCGTGGGGATTCCAGTCAGTTCAGTATGTTGTCAATGGTGTTGGAGATCAACGCAAGACTCTGTTTGATATTACTGGTGAGTTGTCTGCTCTACGTGCATCCTTCGCACATCTTGGTAGTGGCGATCTATTTGCTATTGGTGGCGGAACGGAGAGTAAAACTTCTGACGAAGAATTTACAACTCTCTTTAATATTAGTGGCGCATCTACAGAAGTTAGAACAAGAGGATATCAAGGAACTGGAGTTATCTCCACACTATTTGGTGCGGCAGAATCCTTTACTGCATCACCAGACGATCTATTCTCACTATTCGACTTCACTGGTGGTATTACTTCCATCAAGTCTACCTTCAGAGAAACTGCGGATGGTGCGCTTTTCGAGATTACTGGAGAGATTCCTGTTTCTTTACTTACGTTTGCAGAGCAACCAGAAGTACAAGCAAGAATTTTTGGTGCTGGTGCAGAAGCTTATGTACCAAACTGGAATGGTCGTGGTCGCATCTCGACTCTATCTGGTGCAGCAGAATCTTTCACAGTCAATCCAAGAGAAAGAGAACTTCTATTCTCTATCACTGGATCGGCCGAAGAAGCATTCTCGTTCGGAAATTACGATGCAGATTCTGCAGCGAGAATCTTTGGTTCTATTCCAAAACCACCAACTCTCGTATTTGCAGAGTCTGGATTCGGAACACTGTCTCTTTCTGGAGAGGCAGGAGTTGTCAATATCGATGTATATGGTGGATTCGGTACGATCTTCTCCAAAGGAGTTGGAGGAGAATCTCTTACAAGAAGAATACCTGCATTCCAAGCAGATCTTACTTTATCTGGATTTGCTGGGAAGGCAGTTACCTTCAATCCACCAGACATTACAACTCATCTCCAAATTACTGGAGAGAGTATTGTACCAATCAGAAGCTTCGCAGAAGTCTTCACTGTCAGACTCGCTACCGATGGTACAGCGAGAGAGCGTTTTGTCTCCAATCATATTGGCGACGGTGCTATTGCATCTCGTGGTATTGGTGGCGAAGCGATCTCCAGAAAACTACCTGCCTTCCAGGCAGACATGTTTGTTTCTGGATTCGCTGGACAGAAGACAACTGTCAGAGAAACATTCTTTGGATCTCTATTCACATTCAGTGGATCTTCTGCTCCAGAACTTCTCACCTTTGCAGAGCAACCAGAAGTTCAGATTCACATCGATGGCGAATCTACCAACTCTTCAACTAGTACATACATTGGCACTGGTAGAATTTCTACACTGTCTGGTGCTGCGGAATCTGCGACATTCAATCCAACAGAAAGAGAACTTCTATTCTCATTCGGTGGTGGATTCAGTGATATCAAGATTGTCAAGGCAGAGACCAAACAGATCGAGATCTCTATTGATGTTGATACAAAAACAAAATTCATCCCCAACTGGCTCGTCGAAGGTACAATTCCTGTCAGTGGTATTGCTCATACCACCAGATCTATTGTACATACGGGAGAAGGATTTATCAGCACTCTATCTGGTGCGGCAGAATCCTTTACTTACAATCCAACAGAAGATACTGCACTATTCAGTTTCCTCGGAACTGCATCAATCAGATCTGCTGTATCGGAAGTCAAGACAATCCATACTTCCATCTTTGCAGAAGATGTCAAGGTCATTGTTATCAAATCCTTCACTGGATCTGGCGTTATCCCAGTATCTGGTCAGAAGGACGAGAGAATATCGAGAGCATACGAAGGCACTGGTGTTATCAGCACTTTGTCTGGTTCTGCCGAATCCTTTACCGTCAACCCAGAAGATCTGTTCAGTCTCTTCAACGTTCTTGGTGTTGCGGATACAAGACCAATCAAGGTATTCACCAAGATTGGTTCTGGTGCTTTGTTCACAAGCTTCACTGCTGGCGAAGCGAGAACAATCTCTGTTCCTGTCAACGTTCCTTCTCAAGAATCCAAGGGACTCTTCAAGCTGGAGGGCACATCTCCAGAATCGTTTACTATTCCATACGAAGGATTTGGATCTCTATTCTCCTTCGAGGGACTGGAAGAAAGAAGAACCTTTGCACACGAAACCGAAGGAACAGTCACAGTTTCTGGTATTGCTTCTACTCCAAGAACCAGAAACTTTGCTGGATCTGGATCTCTGTTCTCGTTTATCGAAGCAGAATCTGCTGTCAGATTTGTTCCTTCTACCCGCACAGTTCTCTTCGATATTACTGGCGAGTCTGTATTCAGAACATCTCAAGCACACGAAGGAACAGGAAGTCTATTCACAACCTTCACTGCTGGCGAATCCAGAACCTACAAACTTCCAGAGCATCTTGTTCCCAATATTACATTCAAGGGTGCTGCAAGAATCAAAAATACATTCTTGTATCGTGGTCAAGCAAACCTACAAGTTTCTGGTTCCGCACAAGAATCCTTCACTCAAGCAGTATACGAAGGAAATGTCAATATCAAGACTTCTGGAGAAGCAACCCAAAGATTCGTTGCCACAGAAGAAAGTCAAGGGGGAACGATCAAAGTACGTGGCGAAGCTTCGGTACTCCTTACAAACGCATTCGACACCTATACTCTCTTCGATATCAATGGTATTGCAAAGGTCAATCTATCTTCTACCTTTGCTGGATCTGGAACAATATTTACCTTCATCAGTGGCAAAGAGGTACAACCAGACAAAGGATATCAAGGATCGGGAACGATTACTCTACGCGGCGAGTCTGCAGATAAGAAGGTATCTGTTGCTCCAGAACGCACTTATGGATGGATTATTTGATAGTATAAATATAATCAGTAACCAATAATATCTCTTACAACATGACCACCCAGGTACAATTTAGAAGAGGTACTACTGCTGAACACGCTCTGTTTACTGGAGCGCAAGGTGAATTAACTATTGATACCGACAAGAATATGGCTGTCATTCATGACGGTTCTACGACTGGAGGTTTTGATGTATTTCGTGCAAGATGGGAACGAATTAATTCAAGTGTATTGCTTGGAACTAATTTACGTTACTTGGTTGATACATCATCAAATGCAGTTACTTTGACCTTACCATATTATAATAATGGACTTGTTCCTAAACCAGGAGACACAATTGAATTTGTGGACTCCGCATTTACATGGCATATAAATAATGTTACTGTAACAGATCCCACTGGAAGACAGTTTCAGAATGAAGAAAATGTGATTGATTCTCCTTTGGTGTTCGACGTAAAAGGTGCCAAAGTTCAATTAATCTGGGAAGGAGTTTACTGGAGAGTAGTCGTATGACAATGTTCTTAAGCGATTTTTATCGCGCTTCAGATACAGTTACAACAAGTGGCGGGTCTTCTGACGATCTCGGTAACGACTTTTTTATTCATGCTCTTAATAGAGATGAAAAAGGTATGCTTCACTATACCAAAATTAGATCTATCGATCCAACTGAAATCGCTGATTTCACTAGAAAAGATGGTACACCATACCTGGATATCGCAACTGGTCTCTACGATTATGTAGAGGAAACTACTGAAGTAAAATCTTTATATAATAGTCCCCAAGATCGATACCAACAATTCAGGTTCGACGATAGAAAACTATCTTATTTCATTGACGATGACGGATTCTTCGTTATTCGTTTCAATGAAGAATATGATTATACCACCGAAGGTCCCAAGTAAGGAAAGTAAACAACAATGGCTGATTTCAGATTAGGCAGACTAAAATTTAATTGGACTGGTGACTGGACAGTCGCCACCGATTACGTCATTGACGATATCGTCAAGTTTGGCGCAAATACTTATGTTGCCAAGACAAACCACACTTCGTCTTCTAATGAGACTATGTGGTATTCCCAAGACGCACAGTATTGGGATCTGCATACCGAAAGCATCGAGAACAAAGGTGATTGGGCCACTGCAACATTCTATAAATTAAACGATATTGTCAAGTATGGCAATAGCGTATACAGAGTAACTGTAGCGCATACCTCTGGCAACGAATTCGTCGATGACGAGACCAAGTTTGAACTGTTTGTTGCTGGTCTAGTATTTGAAGATACTTACGACGGTGCTACTACATACCAACCAGGAGACGTTGTATCCTACGGTGGTTACACCTACGTTGCAACTACTATCCATTCAGGATCTGCACCCAACGAACTAGTTAACTGGGAGATTCTTACTACTGGATTTAAAGTAAAAGGTACTTGGGACGTTGCAACAACTTACGTTCAAGGTGATGTTGTACTTCTTGGTGGTAATTCTTACGTATCGAAGACCACTAATGTTGGCGCAAACCCAGGATCTAGTTCTTCTGATTGGGACTTCATTGTTGGTGGATTTACTTGGCAGGGCATTTGGGACGTTGCAACAACTTACTTTGCTGGTGATGCTGTTGTACGTAACAGTAACTCCTACATTGCAGTTGCAGAATCTACTGGCGAAGAACCAGAAACTGATGCTACTGGAACATACTGGAACACCTTGGCAGAAGGTGCCCAGGCTAACGTTCTAACTCAAACTGGCGATATCCTATATCGTGCTGGTGCGGGTGCTGCAAGACTGCCTATCGGAAATAATGGTCAGGTTCTTGCTGTCTCTCCATCTGGCGTTCCCCAGTGGGAAAACAACAACGTAACCGATCCTGTCTACTACGTTACCGAAGAAGGTAGTGACACAAACTCTGGTGAAAACATTTCCAGATCGTTTGCTTCACTCAACTACGCAGTAAGTCAAGTTACAGGTCCTGCTACTATCTACGTTAAGGCAGGTACTTACTTCGAGACTCTACCTATTATTGTTCCTGATTATGTCTCCATTGTTGGTGACAACATGAGAACATCAACTATTAAACCTGATGCAGGTAATAATAGTAACGTTCTAGAACTAACCCTAGCAGGAACTGTTGGTGATGAGTATAAAGTTGATGGTTTGGTAGTCAGCAACGGTGCTGGAACCAAGACTGCTTATGCTCTTCACAGCAAACTGGTCGGTGGTAACGATGTTATCCAAATTCTACCACTCACTGGTGGTGATTGGGATACTGGAGATACTTTTGAAGCAGGAGCATCTGATTCTCCAATTACTGCAGTAGATAATGTTCTTAACGAACATGCCACCATGTTCTACATGTCCAACAAGTCCATGCTGAAGGACCTTGTTATGGACGGCATGGAAGGTTTCGTTCCTTCTACTTCTGATCCAAAGGATCTAAACACCGCAACAATCAAGGGTGTATTCCTCCGCTTGTGGCCTAACTCCCCAACAACCAAGTCACCTTATATCTCACAGTGTTCTGCATTCTCACAGACTGGTGTAGGTGCTATTGTTGATGGTCATGTTCACAAGAAGTGGGAAGGAACTCCAACTCCATCGAACAAGTCGATGCTGTTTGACTCCTTCACCCAGATTCATGAAAGCAATGGTGTTGGTTTCTGGTTGACAAACAACGGAAACTCCGAGATTGTATCTTGCTTCACTTACTACGCGCACATTTCTTACTGTGCTTCTAATGGTGGTAACATTAGATCTCTGGCAGGTAACTCCTCTTGGGGCAACTATGGTATTGTATCTTCTGGATTCAACGCAGACGAAGTTACCACGGACGGTAGAATTGACGGCGAAGAACTGAACTATCAGGCAGAGACTCTATCCGATGTCTTCATTGTTGGTGAAAGAATCGAAGGTTTCACCTCTGGTGCAGTCGCAGAAGTTCTTTCACTACAGGTTGGTGTTGCGAAGATTCTAATCAGACCTCTGAAAGGAACTTTCATCGCTAACGAAACTATCACTGGTGCAGACTCTGCTTCTACTGCAATTTTGGATACGGCAGCAACTTATCAAGATGGACAGAAAGGATTCACTCTTATTGTTAGAGACCTTGCTGCAGCACCGAAGCCTGGCGGTTCGATTGAATTCATCACTGGAGCTGGTGGAGAAGGTGCTGACATCTTCACTTATGTTATCTCCAACTCTTCTTATAAAGTTCCCGATGGTAAGGGCGATTTGACTGTTACCAGAGGCGCTCTAGGAACTAGTGCTGTTGCTCACGATGGTCTATCTGATATTGTTAGATATACTGTATCGGGTCAAACAACTCTAACTGCTGCTCCAAACGCAACTATTAATGAATTCCAAGTTACCAGCATTTCTGGTATGGTGAATGGTGGTTATCTGATCGTTGATAACGAGATGGTAGAGATTACAGGATTCCCTGGACCAACTACCGTTGCTGTATCTAGAGGTGTACAAACTACAACCGCAGCACCACATAACGCAGGTGCAGTTACAACTATCATCACTGCTTACAACCCAGCACAAACCGAGAACATCGGTGACCTTGATAACTCACAAACTTCTATTCGTGTATTCGCTGAAGACAATATTACTAGTGGCGACTATATTAGAATTGATAACGAGTTTATGCTTGTTTCCGATTCTGTAGAAGATCCTAACGGACAGGTAACTCTGGTTCTTGCCGAAGAGAAGCCCAATCCTTCTTACGATGGCCAGAGCTTCAGGATTAGATATCTGTATTCGCAGGTTAGACTGACTGGTCACGACTTCCTGAACATTGGTACAGGAACCAAAACACAGACGAACTTCCCAGGTCTACCTATCCAATCACCTGCTCCAGGTAATGAGGTTACCGAGAACTTCCCAGGTCGTGTTTACTATGTTTCTACTGACCAAGATGGCAACTTCTCGGTTGGTAAGTATTTCCGAGTTAACCAGTCAACTGGTAGCACAACTCTGAACGCTTCGTCCTTCGACCTGTCTGGTCTGACCTCACTACAACTGGGTTCGATTGGTGGTCAAATTGGTGAGTCAATTAATGAATTCTCTTCTGATGGAACTCTGTCTTCCGACAGTAATCAGAAGGTCCCAACTGAATCGGCAGTCAAGACTTACGTCGATACTGAACTAACCAATCTCAAGGGTTATATTTTCTGGGCAGGCGGTATTTGATATCCGTTTTATAGGGGTGGATATACCACCCCTTTTATAAATAAGTAAAGAATAATTATCAAGATTTTTTAAAGGAGAACGTTACATGGCTTCTGGAGTCCTAGGGCAACAAGCTCTGAATGCTACTACTAACACTACGGTGTATACTACGCCTGCAGACACAGTAGCATACGCAAATATCAACGTTGTTAATATCAACGCAACCCCCGTTTTTGTAAGAGTTGCTCTTGCTGTTGGCGCAACACCTCTCGCAGCAGAGTATATTGAATACGAAGCAGAAATTGCTGGGTATGGTGTTCTTGAAAGAACAGGTGTTGTTCTTAACGCAGCAAAAAGAGTTGTAGCATACTCTAGTGCGGCAAACGTAAGTGTTGCTGTGTATGGTGTTGAAGAATCAACTGTTTGATAAATAACAAATATAAAGGAGCATAAAAACCAATGGGACGTTCTATTACGGCACCTACAGAATCTAGAGCTACTGTAGGTGTTAATTCTAACCACCAAGCATCTTCAGGAGAAATCCTATTGCTTGATACAACAGGTGGATCTGTTATAACTGTTACTCTTCCTGCAACCCCAAGAGTAGGTGACCGATTAAACTTCATCGACGCTGCTGGTAATGCTGGTGCAGTAAAAGTTACTGTTGCGAGAAACGGTCATAAGATCGCTAACATCGAAGACGATCTTGATATCGACATCAAGAACACATCACTCGAACTTTACTACACTGGAACCAGTTACGGTTGGTCGATTCTTTCTAACTGATTCACACGAATAGAGGAGGAATAGACAAATGTCAAGTTTAAGAGATCTATTAGACTACGCAGATACTAATGATCTGCCACCAATTACAGCGTTTGGCCAACCAGGGGTCATGTTTACCTTTAGAGGTATGTCATGTGCTCAAGGTAGTGCCAATGATAGTTATGAAAGTCAGCGTATGTGCTGGTGTGTTCCACCTCTAGATGCGTGTCGTCTACGTATCGAGATCTGGGGCGGCGGTGGAATGGGATCTGGTCCCCGTTGTAACTCCAGAGGAGTCCCTGGTTATTCAGGAGAGTATAACAGCAGAATTATTTGTGCTGATGAAATCTCTCAAAACAATTTTAATGGTCAGTGCTATGTAATGTGCGCTGGTATGGCAAACTGCTGTGCTAACTGCTCGGGTGGTTGCATGGGTTGTAAGAGTTTCGTTCAAGGCCCTGGTCTTCCAGGTAACTTCTGTGCAGAAGGCGGATATGGTGGTAAGTACGAAGGTATTTGCTGCGCTTTCAATAACCCTGCATATGCTTGTGTAACTAAAATCGGTAACAACTGCTGCTCTAACTGTGGTTGTACTCCTGCTTACTGCTGCTGGCACGAAACAGTTTGTGCTCCATTCAACAAAGAAGATAGAAAACAATACGAAGAAAAGGGTACATGCTACAACGGCATTACTGCTTCTTACATTCAGTCAGACTGCTGCTGTCGCGGTAGACACGGCAAGAAATCATACACCCCAATGCCTGGTGGTCAAATCGGAAGATTTGGAGCGTACATGGTATTCGGCGCTCACTGTACCGAATGTACAGGTTCCTGCTGGTGGTGTATGGAGAACGACAGAGCAAATAACTCTGGTGGTATCTTCCCTGGTCTTGGTTCTTCCTCCTGTAGTTGGGGCGGACCTCCTGGAATGGGCGGCGGCACTGGCGACCTTGGTTGCTGCTATAACTGCTTCTGCGGTGGCACAGGCGCTACTGGCGCTGTTAGATTCACACTATACCTACCAGGAGAGGTTTGATCGATGGCTGGAATTAGAAACTTATTAGGAAAAGAATTCAAGTCGTCGGTCTCGGCGCTTGGAACAACTGTAGAACCGATCCATGACGGTAAAGTCTGGATCTACATGGACATGCAGAGATCATGCTGCTGTCAATGTGCAAACACTAACTGCATCTGCCGTTGGTGTGTCCCATGTGGCGTTACAAAGGTAACGTTCGAGATCTGGGGTGGCGGTGGTGGCGGCGCTGGCGCTTGCTGCTGCATGAGCGGCATTCCTGGCACCACTGGTGCTTATTCACGTAAGACCCTAACCTACCCAGATATTGAGGGTGGTTACTGCTATTCTATGTGCGTTGCAACTGCAACTAGCAACACAAACAGCTTCCGTGGTGTTAGAGGATGTACAACTTACATCACTGGACCTGGACTATCTAACTTCTGTGCAGAAGGTGGATATGGTGGTTGCTCATGCTGTGGTATTTGGTCTACCACTGCAAACTATTCTCAAGACTGTATTACCTTCGCATCTGCAGGTGGTGATCCATCAGCAGGAGATTGCTTGGGTTATGGTCCCCCAGCATATGGTGGAGATGAGAATATTAGAGGAAGATCTGGATGGATTAGAGCTCAATGTCAGTCTAACTGTGCTGTCAAGGCAATGCTTCCTTATCCTCCAAGACTTATTGACCATAGTGGAGGATGGACAACTACTCATTATTGCACATGTGCTACTTGTGGCGAGCAAAACCACTGCTTCTTCAACCATCCATGGGCGGGTGATCCCTGGTGCTATTCTTCAGGTATCCCTGGATTTGGTAACGCATCTGGTATTACATGTTCGTCCTCCTGTGTATGTGGAACTCCAGGTTCTGGCGGTATGATCCGTATCACATATTGCTCCTGCTGGATGGGTGTCAATGAAAACTGTTCTCTACATATGTGTAACTAATAGGATAAACGACAATGGCTTTTAACTTACGAGATCTATTGGGGACTGTCACGTCAGATTCCGCTAGCGGTGGATATGATGCAGATACTCTGCTCCCCTCTTATCCTCTAGAGGGATATAATGTTCAGTACATCGGTCCTGGACAATATATGATGCAGGGTAATGATGAACCCCTAGGTGCTAGAGATAACTATCACTACACATATTATCCTAACTGGACTATTCCTGCTGGCGCTACCGACGTTCTCTTTGAGATCTGGGGTGGGGGCGGTGGAGGCGCTGTATCCTGCTGTTGCTCTCACGGTCCTGGTGGCGGTGCTGGCGCATATGCATACAAGAGATTGCAAGGAGCAGATGTTGTTGCTGGTTGCCAGTATCAACTTTGCGTAGCAACCTCAACCTGCAGAACAGCGTCCAAGCAAGGTCGTAGAGGATGTACAACTTACATCACTGGTAACGGTCTAACCAACTTCTGTGCAGAAGGTGGTCATGGTGGTTGTAATTTCTGTCAGATTCAGGGATGTACTTGGTTGACTCCAAGAAGAAATGAAAGTTCCTGCCAGTATGGTTGCTGTGCAGTTTTCTATGGCGCTGATGGTGGTTCTATTGGACTACCTGGAGCATACTATGCAATCTGTTATGGTAACAGATGCCACAACAAGTTCTTCTTCCCATACCCTGGTGGTCTCGTAAGCTCCAAGGGTGGATACGTTACAGATAGACATCGTTGTGGACATTGCAACTGCCACTACTGTGAGTGGTGTAAAGCAAAGAATACGGTTGGATTTGGTCAGGGTAACTGGTGCCATACCAACGGTGTTCCTGGTATGGGTGGTGTCACTGCATCTACTTGCTGCAACGGACCCATCTGTGGATCTGGCGGTAACGGTGGTCTAATCAGAATCAGCTACAAGTGATACGGTAATCCGAAAATTGTTCAATTTATCCCAAATTCTATAAATACATTTATTCAAGGAAAGTACAAACGTCATGGCACAAATCACTAAAGCATACACTTATAAGTTGCCCGACACTTATTATGGGACAACTGCTGTAGAAGGCAAAACTGCCACTGCAATGTATAAAGGGGACGCAAAAGGATATGTCTTTGTAGGTGCCGAAGACGGCGTTCTTCATCCCGACGAAGGATTCCATTATTGGAATGGAACCCAGGAAGAAAAAGACAATGCATCCATTAGAGCAGGTCTATCCAGAAGAGCAATCTTCTTGGACGTTGCTACGAGCAATGATGACACTATCATCGCTGCTATCTGCAATAATCAGGATGTTACTGCTGATGATTGGGCAACGGTTTCTTACACCCTAGATGGCGAGACCGAACCTTATCACACAGATCCAGATCCCCTTCCTTTCAACGATGTATATGATATCCACAATGATGGCATCGTCTATGATTTTGAAACCGAAAGTTGGAAGATTGACGAGATTCCTTTTGCTACATGCATCTCTATGGAAAGACATAGAGAAATGAGAGATCAGTTGATCATTGACGCTCAAACCTATATCACAGAACCTGACAATGAAGTAACTGAAGAGCAAACAACTGCTATCAATGCATACATCACTGAACTTCAAAATCTCTATACAAGATTTGAAGGTGTTCATCAGATGAGAATTCCTTTCCCATCATGGCCTCTAGATGATCCTGGTCCTGACGAAGAGCAGGCAGTTGCAGGTGCTGATGTAGGTCCTGGTTGATAACCAAAGAATCCAGAAGGGGCGGGACCGCCCCTTTTTTCATGCCTAAATAAAGGTACTTAAATCATTAGAGATTGATTTTATGAGACCAAAATCATTTTTTATCAACGGCGGTGCGGGTCGTGTGATTTGTTCAATTCCTGCTTTAGAGAAGTATCAAGAGGACCATCCAGACGAAGACTTCGTAATTGTTTGCGAGGGAGGAAGTGACTTCTTCAGAGGACATCCTACTCTATACAGCAAGGTTTATGATCACTGGCACAAGAATTTGTTCCAGGATAAACTAAAGGATACGGACATTTGCACTCCAGAACCATATCGTGTCTGGGAGTATTACAACCAGAAGTGTAATCTGTCACAAGCATTTGACATTTGCATCAACAATAAAGGTATTAGAGATCTCCCAGATCCTACTATCAAATTAACTAGAGACGAATCTGTAAAAGGCAAAATGATTGTTGCCGAGGTTCGTGCCAAAACAAATAAAAAGAAGACAGTCGTTTTCCAACCTTTCGGCCGTGGAGTTACTGCTCAAGGTAATCTAGTCTTTGACTCTTCAGGAAGAAGTTTTGAATATCATAATGCTGTCAATATTGTAAGAAGACTGCAGAAGAAATATTCTGTTATTTGGTTCAGTGAACTTCCTCTAGATGTGGAACGTCTTGGACTGAAAGATACTGTTTCTATTCCTGCATCTCAACAGGTAGATCTTCGTACATGGGCAGGCATCATCAAGGAAGCAGATCTTGTTCTTGGTTGTGACTCTGTAGGACAACACATTGCAAAGTCGATGGACAAACCAGCAGTTGTTGTAGTTGGATCTACGTTTGCCGAGAATATCTCATATCCAGACTGGGATAAGTTTGATATTCTAGATATGGGAGAGGGTCAGAGAGTTTATGATCCTATTCGCATTGCAATGGATGACGAATCCTACAGAGCGAATGATGGTATAATGGCCATGAATGATAAGGTTGAAGAAGTCATTCTTAAGTCAGTTGACAAACTGATGAACAAATACTATCGCAAACCAGAATCAGAAGTAATTCTTCCTGAAGAATGGGGATGTGGTCCTCAAGGATGCGATTCACAACAACCACAACTAGAACAAAAAAAGGAGAAGTCAAACATCTTTAGTGACATGCAAGTGACACAAGATGCAGTAGCATCAAAACCACCAGGGTTTTCAAATTCCGTTAAGATTGCAAAATAATTGAGGTATTACAATGACAAACATTCTCGCTATTGCCAGAGGACACAATGGCAGTACGACTTTGCTGCAAGATGGTGAAGTAGTTTTTTATCTAGAAGAAGAAAGACTTTCTAGATTCAAGTATGACGGAACACCTTTGATGGGTATTCTGAAAGCGTTTGAATACGTAGATCACATCGATCATCTCGTGATCTGCCATACTCATCGTCATGGGCCTACATCTGATTGGACATCAGAAGATATTTACGAGTGCTTTGTAAGAAAGATCGCTGGTAAAAGATTTGAATTCAAAACTCACTACATTGATAACGTTCATCATGAGATGCACGCTGCTTGTGGTTTCTATAACTCTGGTTTCGATGAAGCTGCTGTCGTTATTGCTGACGGAGCAGGTAGTTTTCTGGACCTGGGCGAACCTATCAAAAATGTAGGATACGAATTTGAAACTATCTTTGATGCCACTTATGATAAAGAAGTTGGTGAAGGATATGCTAACAGATTTGATACTGTTTGGAAGCATATCGGAACCAGAGAACCATGTGGCATGTTCGAGCAGGATGGTGTCTATGTAACCGAGTATCCTGGTCACACCAAAATGTATGAAGCAGTAACACAATACTGTGGATTCCCTGCTATTGAAGCAGGTAAACTTATGGGCCTGTCTCCATATGGTAAAGAGAATGATGAACTACCATCATTCTTTGATGCAACTGGCGAGTGGGGAAATCGTGAATTAATTATTCCGACATATCCTAACGCTGCTCAACTTAATTACGCACGTTATGACATTTTGAAGGATGATGTCACTCGCCATAAAGAAGGTGAATTCACTGAAGTTCAAAAGGATCTTGCTTACAAGATCCAGAAAGAAACATCAGAAAGAATGGTCACCTTGATTCGTAGAGCGCACGAATTGACTGGTAAAACTAATATTGTTATTTGCGGTGGTTACGGTCTCAACTGCGTTGCAAACTACAAGTATTGGAAAGAGTTCCCTGATCTGAACATCTATTGTGAACCAATCTCTCACGATGGTGGTACTTCGATCGGTGGTGCTAAATGGGTTTGGCACCAACTCAATGAAACCAAGAAGTCGTCTGGTAAGCAGGAATCTGTTTACTACGGACCACAGTATGATCCTTCTACATATGAATCTGATCTTGGTGATCTTGATATTCGCGATACTTCTTACGGTGATATCGCACAACTCATCCGTGATGGTAATATCGTGACTATCTACCAAGGTCGCTCTGAAGGTGGTCCCCGTGCTCTCGGTAACAGATCTATCCTCTTCGATCCTACGATCAAGGACGGAAAAGATTTTGTCAACACTGTCAAGCGTCGTGAATGGTTCAGACCATTTGCTTGCTCTATCAAGAAAGAAGCAGTTCATGACTGGTTCGACCTTGCTGGCCGTGAAGAAACTCCCCACATGATGTATGCTGTCAAGTGTCATGATGGTGTAGAAGAGAAGATTCCTTCTGTCATCCACGTTGATAATACTTGCAGAATTCAGACTGTAACCCAAGAGCAGAATGAGCATTACTATAATC